TTTCAAGATATCTTTGGTGACAGATTTTATGGAGAGATTCAGTGGAACGATATTCCAGAGCAGCACATTGTCAATGATCTAATTATCCAAGCATGTATGGAGATGGGTGCAGAGGTTATCAGCACTTCAGATAGTCACTACCCACGACCAGAGTTGTGGAAGGACCGAGAGATGTACCGCCGTATTGGGTGGGCAGGTAAAGCTCCTTATGATGATCAGGACGCTAACAGGCTACCAGAGTCAGTGGAGGAGATTGGCTACGAGTTGTATCCTCGTAACGGTGATCAGATGTGGGAGGCCTACAAGAAGTATTCAGGTCGCTCCAAGGTAGAGTATGATGATGACTTTGTGTTGGCTAGTATTGAGCGCACACACCACATTGCCTTTGATCGTATTGAAGACTTCCTGCCAGACAGCCAGGTTCGCCTACCAGAGTTTGTGATCCCAGAGGGCACAACGGCAATCCAGGCATTGACCAAGGATGCATTGGCAGGGCTAAAAGAAAAACAACTAACAGACCAAGTGTATATTGACAGGCTCAAGTACGAACTGTCAGTGATCAAAGACCGAGGCTTTGCACAGTACTTCTTGACCATGAAGGCGATTAGTGACAAGGCACAGGAGGATATGCTTGTTGGACTTGGACGTGGTTCTGCGGCAGGGTCGTTACTTTCCTATGTGCTTGACATCACCCAGGTTGACCCAATCAAGTATGGGTTACAGTTTGAGAGATTCTTGACCAAGGGCGGAGCAGGCTACCCCGATATTGATTTTGATGTTGAAGAACCTATGGAGTTGAAAGAGCGTTTAGCAAATGAGTGGGGTCGTGAAACTGTTGTGCCTATTAGTAACTTTAATACGCTACAGTTGCGCTCACTCATTAAGGACATCGGTAAGTTCTATGGCGTCCCATTTGCAGAGGTAAACAAAGTTACAGGCGTCATGATGAGCGAGGCAACACCCAAGGCTAAGGCGGCCCATGGGCAGACAGCAGGTGTGTACACTCCAACGTTTGATGAGGTAAAAGAGTACAGCGAAACACTACAGGAGTTCTTTGAGAAGTATCCGCATATCGCTACACATGTTGACAACCTCTTTGGTAATGTTCGCAGTGTGAGTAGGCACGCTGGTGGTGTTGTGGTCGCAGAGAACCTAGACAAACACATGCCACTAATCAACTCGGGTGGGGTGATGCAGACCCCATGGAGCGAGGGACAGAACGTTAGGCACTTAGAGCCGCTTGGGTTTATTAAGTTTGACTTGTTGGGACTCTCGACGCTACGCATGATCTCGGGTGCCATTCGGCACATCTTGAAGCGGCACCGTGGGATCGAAGACCCAACATTCGAGCAGGTCAGAGAGTTTTATGATAAGGAGTTGCATCCCGATGTGATTGACTTCGATGACCAGGCAGTCTGGAAGAATATCTTTCATCAGGGTAAGTGGGCAGGTGTGTTCCAGATGACCAGTGGTCCAGCACAGTCTTTCTGTCAAGAGGCAAAGCCAGAGTCGCTTATGGACTTTGCTGCAATCACAGCGATCTTTAGGCCAGGTCCGTTGTCAGCTAAGGCGGATAAGTTGTATGTCGCTAACAAGAGTAACCCAACACAAGTAACCTATGACCACCCAATTATTGAAGAGGTGTTAGGTGACACGTATGGGCTACTGGTTTTCCAGGAACAGTTGGCTATGCTAGCTCACAAGCTGGGAGATAATCTTACACTAGATGAGGGTAACCTACTTCGCAAAGTTCTCACTAAGAAGGGCACGGGTAAAGACAGTGTAAGAAATAAACTTTACAATAAGTTCCTCAAGGGTTGCAAGGACAAAGGACTAGCAGAAGATAAAGCCAAAGACTTGTGGTCTAAGATGGAATACTTCTCAGGCTACGGCTTCAACTTGTCACATGCAGTTTCGTATGGGGCGGTTTCATTCCAGTGTGCTTGGTTGGCACACTATTACTCAACCGAATGGATGGCAGCGTTCCTAGATAAGGAGCCAGAGAAGCGCAAGATGGCAGCGATCAATACCGCAAAGAAGTTTGGCTTCAATGTTGTTCCTGCTAGTATCAACAAGTCAGGAATGGTTTGGGAGATCTCCGAAGATGGTCAGAAGCTTATCCAGCCGCTCACAGCGATCAAGGGCTTGGGCACGACAGCTATCCAGCAGATCTTAGATAACAGGCCTTTCAACACAATTGAGGAGTTCCTGTTCAACGAGAACATCACATACTCTAAGCTCAACAAGAAGGCTCTAGATGTTTTAGTCAGGAGCAAAGCCCTTGATGAATTGATGGATGACAGGTTCACAGGACCAAAACACTTTTGGTCAGCGGTTGCTGTGGACAGACCACGTAAAGAAAAGAACCTGATTGATAACATTGAGTCCTACGCAGACGAGGGGCACTTCTCTATTGAGGAGACCATTGATCATCTTACAACGCTTACGGGTATTTATCCGATTGATCTAGTGATGGATGAGTTTACTCGTGAGTCTTTGATGAGTAAGAACTGTCCACCGATCTCAGAGTATGACCCTGAACGACGAGTCTGTTGGTTTATTCCAAGAGAGGTAAAGGTCAAAAAAACAAAGAACGGTAAGAAGTATTTTATTGTGTCAGTTACAGACCACAACGGTGCTGATGAAAATATTAAATGCTGGGGTGTAAAGGATACCGACGTGATTAGGCTCAACCGTGTTTATGTTGGTAAACTAAAACATGAAGCACGGTGGGGTTTTAGCACGTTCAGTATTCAACATAACTTGAGACTTTTACGGGCCTAGAACACTACTTACTTTGTATAACTGCGCAGAGCGCACATACAGGAGTTATAGAATGAAAAACTTT